GAATTTGTCTTTACTGCAAAAGCTGTAGAAGAAATCGGAGAAGACACTTTAATGTCTATGATGAAAGATGCTGAAGCAAGTGCAGATGAAAGACAAGGACTTAATATTGGAGGACTACTAAGTGACCCAGAACTAGATGTTGACCCAAAAGGGCAACCAGTGAAAGGTGATGTAGTAGAAGATGAAATCCGTAAAGGAATGTTATCTGCAAATCCAAGATTAAGACAGCGATAGAGCCACCCTATTTATAGGCACTCTATCATTTTAAAAACCCGAAAGGCGACCTTTACATACAAGCCCTCTAGTCGACATAGAGCTACCTTGTGAACGAAGCCCTGATTAGGAGAAAGAAGATGACTAATACAGTCCAAAAAGAACAAACGCCAAATCCTTATAATGCAAAAAAAGATTGGCACAACAGTGATGATAAACCTTTTGTATCATCTAATAGTATGTATTTTGAAGAGCCTCAAAATAAACTTTTTAAAACTGATGACATAACTGAAGTCGGTGAAGAAGGAAGTGTTAATAGAGAGGAACTGGAATCAAAGAAGGAAACCCCTTACAAGAAGCCAGACTACAAAAAACGCTATGATGATTTAAAAAAGCATTACGATAGCAAGCTTAATGAATTTAAGTCTAGGGAAGAAGAGTTACTAACACAAGTTAAACAACCTGAGTATAGAGCACCTAAATCCCCAGAAGAACTTGAGAAGTTTAAGACAGACTATCCTGATGTGTATGAAGTTGTAGAAACCGTTGCTCACATGCAAAGCGAATCTAAAGCAAAAGTTCTAGAAGAACGCCTTAGTAAACTCCAAGAACGTGAAAACGATTTAGTACGACAAGATGCAGAAAAAAGGTTAATGGATAGGCATCCTGATTTTGAAGATATCAGAAACAGTGATGACTTTCATGAATGGGCAAAGGAACAGCACTCATCTATCCAAGCATGGATTTATGATAACAATGACGATGCCGATTTAGCATCACGTGCTCTTGATTTGTTTAAGAAGGATTTAGGAATTGATGTTCCTAAAGCTAAGTCATCTTCCAAAAAACCGACTAAACAATCTGCGGCAGATATGGTTTCCACTAAAACAACTAGTGTAGAACCTAACTCCGAGAAGGTTTGGTCAGAAAGGGAGATTGCGTCTATGAGTATGGCAGAATTTGATAAATACGAACAGGAAATATCAGATGCTATGCAAGAAGGCAGAATCTCGAAATAAACTATAATTAACTTAAAGGAGAAGTATCATGGCTCAATTTTTTGAACCCTCAACAGATACAAATGCTAACTTTGCAAACTCCGTAAGTGGGCAAACTAATAGTTTCTTCCTACCTTCGGTTTACTCTAAAAAGGTTCTAAACTTTTTTAGGAAAGCCTCGGTTGTAGAAGCTATCACCAACACAGATTACGCTGGTGAAATTTCCTCTTTCGGAGACTCTGTAAAGATTATTAAAGAACCTGTCATTTCAGTATCAGACTACACACGTGGTTCTGACACTACTGACACAAAACTAACCGACCAAGAAATCTCTTTGGTTGTTGACAGTGCTAAAGCTTTTAAATTCATCGTAGATGATATTGAAAGCAACATGTCACATGTTAACTTCAAAGAAGTTGCTTCAAGCTCTGCGGCTTATGCTCTTAAAGATGCATACGATGCGGCTGTTTTAGCAACTATGTTTGCTGGTTGTTCTGCATCATCACCTGACCATATCATTGGTTCTGACAGTGCTACTGCTGATTCTACTATGACTCACGCAACTAACTCTGTAGACCTACTTGGTTCTGACGGTACTGGTGTAGATGCTATTGACCTAATGGCTAGGATGGCTAGGCTTTTAGATGACCAGAACGTACCTGAAGAAGGTCGTTGGTTTGTTGCACCTCCTTCATTCTATGAAGAGTTGTCACAATCTGGTTCTAAAATGCTTTCTGTTGACTTTAACGCAGGTCAAGGCTCAATCAGAAACGGTTTAGTTTCAAGTGGAAAATTACGTGGATTCGACATGTACAAGTCTAATAACATTGCTAGCACATCAAATGCTACTGGTAAAGTTATGGCTGGTCACATGAGTTCTACTGCTACTGCTAACACAATTCTTTCAACTGAAGTGTTGAGAGACCCAACATCGTTTGGTGACATTGTGCGTGGTCTTCATGTCTATGGTGCGAAAGTACTTAGAGATGATGCCCTATGTAGTGCATTCTACACAATTGACTAATGTCAAAATCGGGGGAGTCTTCACGGACTCCTCCACTTTTTTATAGGAAATAATTATGATGTATGGTAAAGATAAAAAAAGAGTAAAGAAAATGGGTGGTGGTAGAACTCCTTATAAATATGGTGGTTCAACTAAAAAGAATGGAAGCCAACCTGCATATAAATCTGGCGAAATGCCAAAGTGTATGCCTAAATAATTATGAAAGGCGTAAAACACTATAAAAAAGATGGAACTGAACACAAAGGCGGTTCACATAAAATGCCTAATGGAGATTTACATTCTGGTAAAACACACGGTAAAACCAGTGTAAAACTTTTTCATTTTAAAGATTTAAGTAAAAAGGCAAAAATAAAAGCTAAAGGTAAAAAATAATGGCTAGTACATATTTAGATTTAAGTAATGAAGTACTAAGAGAGCTTAATGAAGTTGTCTTAACTTCTGGTACTTTTGAAAGTGCGACAGGTATTCAAGCATTTGTAAAAGATGCTATTAATAAATCTATATTTGATATAGCTAACGAAGAACCACAGTTGCCTTTCTTTTCCGCAGGAGCTAGTGGAGGTACAGACCCCTTTTATGGCAATGTAACTGTAGCCACATCAGAAGGTGTACGTTGGTACACGCTTAAAAGCGGAAGCTCAAACATTTCTACAGACTACTCTTCAGTAGACTGGGATGATTTTTATTTAACAACAATAAACGTAAGTGGAGAAACAACTCCTTACGTTTCTAAAGGATTAAGATTTTTAACACTATCAGATTGGAAACAATATTATAGAGATAGTGAAAATGCAGATGATGCAAACGGTTCAGATGCTTCTCATGGTGAGCCAAGGTTTGTAATTAAAAGTCCTGACCACAGGAAGTTTGGATTAAGTCCAATACCTGATAAAGTGTATAATGTACACTTCTATGCTTTTGACAAGCCTACAGCTTTATCAGCATACAACGATGCGATTACGATGCCAGAGCAATATAGCAACGTAGTAACAGCACGTACAAGATATTATGTTCATCAATTTAAAGAAAACTTACAACAAGCTTCTTTTGCACTTGACGAATATAAAAAGAACATGAGGACTATGAAATCTAATTTAATTAATCCTACACCTACTTATATGTCAGACGACAGGACTTATTTCTAAATGGCAGGTTCTCAACCATTTTCAGTACCTTTAGCTGGTGGACTTAATAAGTCTACTAACTCTTTAGCGTTACTACAGACCCCAGGAGTTGCTACTAAGTTAAGAAACTTTGAAGTATCACCAGAGGGTGGATATCGTAGAATAAACGGATTTAGTTTATTTGGCGATACATTGCCTAATACAACTAATGATGTTGAAGGTTTGTTAGTATATGCAGATGGCGTACTAGCTGTTGTAGGTGATGATATATTTTTTAGTCAAGATGGAGAGAATGCTTGGCTACAAGTAAACAAAGCAAGTGTTGCTGGTAGTGGTGATGATTATTCTACATTTACAGGTAGAAGTGAATTAGCACTTAGCAGTGTAGACCAGTGTGAGTTTGCTGTTTATGAAGGTACGTCACAATACGGTGAAGTAGTTATTACAGATAAGAGTGGTAACAACAAACCTTTCTTATTTAAAATGACAGGTTCGTCTGCAAACTTAAATGCACGAACATATTTTGCAAGTCAAATAACTATCAGTGGTTCTACTACTGCAAAGTTTTGTACAATTCATGACCAGCATTTAGTAGTTGCTGGAGACCCTGCAACACCTAACACTATTTACTATAGCTCTACAGGAGACATAGACCACTTTACAGGCACAGGTTCTGGTAGTGTAACATTAGAAGATAAGGTAGTAGGTCTTAAAAGTTTCCGTAACGAATTATTTATATTCTGTCAAAACTCAATATTTAAATTACAAAATATAAATAATGCGGCTACGACTGCTGTAGTTCCTGTAACTAAAAACGTAGGTTGCTTAGATGGTCAGACAATCCAAGAGATTGCTGGTGACTTGATATTCTTAGCACCTGATGGATTCAGAACAGTTGCTGGTACATCAAGAATTGGTGACGTTGAGTTAGGAACTATTAGTCAGGCTATACAGCCTTTAGTTAATGACATTGCCGCCGCCGCTAATACACTACAATTTAGTAGTGTTGTGCTTAGAGATAAGTCACAGTACAGAATGTTTTATAGTACTTCAACAGATACTGCGGCAACTTCAAGAGGTATTATAGGAACACTTAGACCACAAGGATTTGAATGGTCAGAAACACTGGGTATACAAGCCCCTGCTATTACATCTGGATTCGATAGTACAGGATTAGAAAAAGTATATCATGGTGATAGAGATGGTAAAATTTATAACCATAACTTAGGAAATAGTTTTAACGGTTCAAACATTGAAGCAGAGTATCAGTCTCCAGATTATGACTATGGTGACTTAGGAACTCTTAAGACTTTAGATTATGCTAAGATTGCATTTACTCCAGAAGGAGATGCACAACCAACACTAAGAGTTAGATTTGATTACGACAGTTTAGATACTCCACAACCTGCTGACGTAATTCTAACAGAGATACCTGAACCTGCTATTTTTGGTAAGGCTTTGTTTGGTGCTCAAAGGTTTGGTGCAACAGAACAGCCTCTTGTAAGGCAAGCTTTAACAGGTAGTGGACACAGTAACTTTTTTAAAATATTCAGTGCAGATACAAATGCACCATATGCAATTAACGGTTTGTATGTAAATTATAGACCATCAGGAAGACAATAGGAGAAATAATCAATGGCTACTTATGTAAGACAGAGTTCGTTTAGTGATGGCGATACAATTACTGCGGCACTATTTAATAACGAATTTAACCAACTAGTAAATGCTTTTAATGTAGCAACAGGACATACTCATGATGGTTCTACCGCAGGTGATGGTGGACCAATTTCAAATCTGTTTAGCAATGCTCTAGTATTTGGTACTAATACAAACAACGATGTTGTAATTACTTTTAACGCCACAAGCAACGATGGTGTTTTAACTTGGATGGAAGATGAGGATTACTTCCAATTCTCAGATGACCTACTACTCACAACAACAGAAAAGGTACAGTTTAGAGACACAGCAATTTATATTAATTCTAGCACTGATGGACAACTCGATATAGTAGCCGATACCGAAGTCCAGATAGCCGCTACAACTATTGATATGAACGGCAACGCAGATATCTCTGGTAACTTAGGAGTTGGTGGTAACTTAACAGTAACAGGTACAACTACATTTAACGGTGGCACAATCACTATGGGTGATGCGGCTACTGACAATGTTGTGTTTGGTGCTGATGTAGACTCTAATATTATTCCTGATGATGATGACAGTTATGACCTCGGTAGCTCTACACAAGAGTGGAGAAACTTATATATTGATGGCACTGCAAATATTGATAGTCTTGTAGCTGATACAGCAGACATTAACGGTGGTACGATAGATGCCGCTAATATTACTGTAGGCTCTGGTAAAACTTTAGATGTTTCAGCAGGTACACTAACACTAGCAGACAATCAAATTTCTGGTGATAAAGTAGAAGGCGGTACAATTAACGCTACTACTATTAACACTTTAACATATGGTAGTATCACAGACGGTACTATTACAGTGACAGCTTTTGTTGATGAAGACAACATGGCTTCTAACTCAGCAACACTTATCCCAACACAGCAGTCCGTAAAAGCTTACGTAGACGCACAAGACACAGCACAAGACTTAGACCTAGTATCAGATAGTGGTACTATTGCAATTGACTTAGACGGCGAAACATTAACAGTTACAGGTGGTGAAGGTATTGATACTTCAGCATCTAGTAATACTTTAACAATTACTGGTGAAGATGCTACAACATCTAACAAAGGTATTGCATCATTTAACTCAGATGACTTTAACGTATCTAGTGGTGCAGTTACACTAGCAACTACATCAACAGCCGCAGAACTTAATTTACTTGACGGAACTACAGCAGGTACTATCGTAGCCTCTAAAGGCGTAGCAGTTGATGCTAACAAAGATATTACAGGCTTTAGAAACATTACACTTACTGGAGAACTCGATGCAGGTTCTTTAGACGTATCAGGCAACGTAGATGTTGATGGTACTCTTGAAACAGATGCACTATCTATAAATGGTACAGTAGTTACAAGTACAGCCGCAGAGTTAAACCTTTTAGACGGTAAAGCTTTCCTTGATGAAGATGATATGTCTTCTAATAGTGCTACAGGTATTGCTTCTCAGCAGTCCATTAAAGCCTATGTAGATACTCAAATAACCGCAGAAGACTTAGACATTACAACAGATAGCGGAACGATTGCTATTGATTTAGATTCTGAAACATTGACTGTATCAGGCGGTACAGGTCTTAATAGTTCTGCAACAGGTAATGCAGTTACTCTAGCAATAGATAGCACAGTAGCAACTCTTACAGGCTCACAAACTCTTACAAACAAATCACTTACTGCTCCTACGCTTACAGGTACTGCTACAGTAGCTTCTTTAGATATTAGTGGCGACATAGACGTAGACGGCACGACTAACCTTGATGTCGTGGACATTGATGGTGCTGTGGATATGGCGAGTACCCTTACGGTCACAGGAGAAATCACAGCTAACGGTGGCATTGCGCTAGGTGATTCTGACAAAGCGACATTCGGTGCGAGTGATGATTTAGAGATTTACCATGATGGTTCACATAGTTATATTAAAGACGCTGGAACAGGAAATCTTAAAATACTAGCTAGCAGAGTAGACATTTTAGATGAAGCTAATTCTGAAATAATGGCAACATTTGTTTCTGATGGAGCAGCCACACTTTATTACGATGATTCTGCAAAACTAGCCACAACCTCCACAGGCATAGACGTAACGGGCACATCCACGATGGATGGGCTT